CATTGCTGTCTTGATGTTCGGAAGATCATCAAGAAGAAACTGAGAAAGGAGCCAACCGACTAAGTCGGAGGCCGATTTCAAATCAGTCGTGGCAGGGCGATCTGGATTACCGATGCTGGAGTCTAAAGACCCCAAACATGCAAGTAAACGATTACGCACCTGTTGATCAGTTATGTCTAAACCCAACCTAGAAAGGCAGGCTTCAAACAAAATTCCCACACCTCGAGAATAAACATTCCCTAGGATAGTTGGGACACCAATAAAACGGTTCCTACCATTATCTTTCGGAACGGTAACACCATTTGGTATACTACATTCACTCTCCGCATAACCACCGCGCAAAGCACGGACTATCTCCGACATTATCCATGTTGGATTGGTTAAGCAGTTTTCAAAGTGAATAGCGAGGAGATCCTTGGATGGGTAAGTTAAAGGGCTATCAAATAGCTTATCATAGACGTCATTGAAAGTGACACCTACGGCCTTTCCAGACCCCACGTAACCAAGGTTAAGAGGCTCCCTCAAATCTGAAAGGAGCTCATTCTCACGTTGCAACCAAGATGTAAGTAATGCACGGGCCTCACCAAGAACGGTCGCGACGAACCCATGGAACCCAGTTAAGGGTCCACAAAATTCGACGTGTCCACGATGCGAAATCGTGGAGGGCGCGTGCACGCGAAACATCTGGTTCTGCTTTGCACATTCAGAATTGGCATTCAAGAACAACCGTACGGCTTCAGCGGCCCGCTGATTAGGCGGGGTAGCAGGAGCAGCGGTTGGACCGATATACCTTTTTCTGAAATTGTCACGAAGACGTGTGCAAGCAGCGCGAGCAATATCAGTATCTTTGTCATGGCTGACAAGAGTACTAATATAATGCGCAATGTCCTCATGTAGTATGTTCTCAACATTGTCAAAGAACGAGGTCTTCATAACAAACCTAATGTGGTTGTATTATCGGAGACCCCCTGGTTGAGACTAGATGATACCAGTTACCGCAGTATCCTTTAGCCCTTGTAATTGCGCGGTCATAAGACCGCCCAAGAGCGAAAAGGCTGCGGAAAGCTGGACAGCATCATACGAATCGACACCAGCGGGAACCCGCATGGAACAATCGATGACACTGACGGCGTATTGACCAGCTTGGATAGCTGCGCCTTTACGCAAGATCAGCTTGTACTCATTAACCGGGATCTTCGTGTATTGTCCAGTCAGCTGGTTCTTAAAACCAAGTGACTTGACCTGTTTCGGCTTCCTGATGGTAACAGTGAAAGGAGTAGCTGGTGCATGCACCAGTACACCTGGCTGAGTACCACCAAGATTCGTAACAGCCCATTGTTTAGAATTAACATCTGGGCCTACATCGGAGGTCAAAGTGAAAGTCGGCGATGTCAAGCCGGTAATCGCACTTCCGGTAACAGGGGAGGAGGGATTAAACATCCTTTTTTCCTTTGTTCGAGTAATGAGAAACCCATATCACGTAATGTGATATGGACAGAGATCAAAACGCTGATCTTCGGCGAGGGTTCATAGGAAGACGACCCAAATAACCTTCCGCTACAGCTAGTAAGTTAAGTGCCCGCAACAGCCCAACATGGACCGTTAGAGTTAAATCGGGTAAGTAACCTGACCAGGGAGCTCGGGAGAATGAGAAGTCTTCACGGGATGAGGTAAACGGCGAACCAATTACCCAGGAGCCGCGATTCGGATCAACAGGACCAGCTACTGTTCGAGTAGTAGTCTTGACGATGTCGATGCGGCATCCATGCGTAATGTCTAACCGGCCCCATGCGAGAGCATCGAGATAGTTGCCGAAATTTGAAAAATAATCGACAAGCCAGCTCCAGGGTGTAATTTCCCAGGCCGCGCCAACAGTGTTGCGCGGGTCTAGGCCACTCAGAGCCATTGAGTCTATGAGGGAAGCGCGAAAGTCACAACGGGCAGTAAGTTTTACTATCCGGTACGCTTTCGTCGTCGTGCATCCAGCAAAGTTCACAGAGCCAAATGGTCCAGCAGAAAAGGACCAAGTTTGGTACTGAGATCCTGAGGTGGAGCGCGTACCTATGCCGCGAATACGAGGCTTAGGCAAATGACCCTCATAAATAGCCGATAGTGCTTTCGCACTATCTTGGACATCCATAATAAGAGGTTTGATATTAAAGCTATATTCTAGCCAAATATCAGCCAAGGCGTTAGAATATTCATGGAGTGCCTTACGGCCAACACCACGTTTAAACTTACGCCAACGGCCCCTTTTATACTGAAAATCCTTTTCCAAGCGACGGAACTTGTCCATAACTTGGAAGGTAAAAGACTCAATTTTCTCGACTAAAGAAGACATCCCAATGGATGTCTCCTTGATCTCAGCAAGTACCTTAGTGAGGTCAACTTCCTGTGCCTTATACGACTCTAATAGAGACGTATAAGCATCACTATAGGCACCCGCTACATCAGAAGGTGCATTAGTTAGGTGACTATAAATAGTCCCACCTAACCCCTCAGCCCTATAGAACACGGATGATTTTTGTTTATCCTGTTCAAAATAGGTACCGGGAGAGCACATAGCACGACCTGTGAAAACACAAGACGCGCTAGTTACAGGCAGCTGAGCAATTTTCTTCAGCTGCTTCCAGTTGCGTGTACGAAATCCAGACTTGGATGTCGTAGGAAACTGATCAGTATAGGAAGGTCCAGTATAATTACCGGATACCCCATACCAATCCTTCCATTGGGATCGCATACTCCTGGATATATTTTCACCAGGAATAGTAAGAGACCAAGCTCCTTCACGCATAAACTGCCTCTGATGTAGATCGCCCTAGAGATCGAGGTCACAAGAACCCCC